CCCAGCTGAATCAAACACATCAAATTGAGATGTTTCCAACTCCAACAATGTAAGGGCAGTAGTTTCTTCTAGGCTTGCAACTCTTTGTTCAAGTCTTCCAATGTCTGCCATTGTAAATCGCTTGTAAGTAAGCATCTCGGACTGAACATCATTATCATCAATTACATATGGATTCATTGTAACATTAAATAGATCCATTGCATTTTCTGGTGACTTAGGAAGTTTAGGCTCAACCGCTGCTGCTCCTCTAACTACTCTAACTTTTCCATCAACATCAATTACAACTTTAGCATCCTGACCTTGATAATAGTTAACATCAAATGTAATAAGATCAGTTGGTCTTGGAAGTTCGTTTAGTTTAGCTCCAGAACCAAAGTTGCCAGAACTGTTGACTACTGGCCTAAAGTCTAGTACATTACGGAGATTGATTACCTGACCATCTGCTTTTGTAAAGTTAGGAATGTTTTCATAATCAACTTGACCGGTGTAAGAGTTAACCGCAAAGAAGTCCCCACCTGCACCATGTTCAAAGTATTTGTATTTTACATATACACTAGAAGGTGCTGTGTTACCAGCAATTAGGTTTAGTTTACCCAGATCGTAATAATCATCTCTTTGACCGTCATCTGTTTCATAGATAGAAGTGACGCTATCTGTATCCTTAATTACTTCAAATGAGAAGACATCAGCCTTATCGAGCGTACAGTTGCCATCTCCATCAGGTGTGATTGTTTGTGTTCTGTCTGTAAGAGTCTTTGTTCTAACAACACCTTGTGATTTATTAACATATGCTAGAACTTCATACGGGTTTTGAGTTGCCGCTGCTCCTGTAATTGAAGCAGATTGTGTACCAGCACCAGATACTGATGCATTGGTGTCTACATCTGAATCAGACGCTCCCATTGTCCATAGAGTAGTATCAGAAAATGTCTCCCCAGTAGCTGTGAGAGAGATAGTTGCTTCACCACCACCGTTAGTTTGTGTGGAGAATCTACGCTGAACTGTAAGAGAGATATCAGAGATTGATTGAGGTCTTGTTGTTGGCAAATCAAACAATAAAGAGCTGTTAGCAGCATCTTTTAATATAGCTTTGTTATTCTCAAGCGCTAAGTTCCAGAAGTCGGTGCTACTATCACCAATAGATTTTACATCAGCAAAGTTTTGACCCGCGTTCATATTAATTTCAAAAAGATATAGTCTATAGTCTGCGCCATCTTCTTCTACATGACGTACTCTAGCCGTACCAATTGTAGAACCACCATGAGTAACTGAGCTACGCAGATTCATCTCTTGGAAGATGTTGATATCTGGAATACCTTTAGATCCCCCTTTACCATTAACAATAATATAACTACCATAGTTTGCAGCAACTACTTGGTTATTTTCTGAGGAAGTAGTACGTGGCTTGGGAACTGTGATAATTGTCTCACCTGTTGTTCCAGCTCTATAACCATCAACGTAAGCAACACCAGGACTTAGAATAAAGTCAAGTTGTGTATTGTCCGAGTCGTTTGTTTCAAATAAAAGCTCAAATGGCTTTACAATGTAATCACCAGATTCTTCTTTTGTTCTAAGAGCCAGGACATTATCAATCTCGTTGTAACTATCAATTGCAGTTACCTGAGAAGTTACTACACCTCTAACAATTTTTGCTACTTCAATGAAGTTTTCATCCGAGTCAACTTCATCTCTTGTCGCAATTGTTAGTTGAATTCTATATCTGTCAGCACCAGGAGAAGCAAGGTTGGGAGTGGCACCTTGGTTGTCAAATAAAGCCTGATTATCAGATGAAGTAATAACATCTTGGGTTACTTTAAATCCCAAACTTGCTGTAGGAATATTAGAATATTTTGAAATAATTTTAGACTGCTCACTCGCAAACACAAAATGTTGTTGCGCAAAGAAATCACCACCGTGAATAGATGCTTTACATCCTTGTCCAACAGCTGGGTTTGAAGTAGTGTTAGTTGATTGAACTGTAAGAGTAAAGCTAGAACTTGTTAGCTCTTCACCAGGCGCCACTCTAATTGGGACTGCACTTGATGTGCCACTTGACGTATTTGTGTATGCGATATACAACGTAGCTGGATCAGATCCAGTAGCTGCCACAACTTCAATAACTCTAAACGAGATTGATCCTGAGGATGTAAATTCAACTCCAACTAGATCAGTAATCGTAGCTGGAAGTTGATTGATTGTCGTATCCAATTTCACAAATTCATATTCAGTATTTACTGTAACTCCCCCAGGGTTGACAGCAGCACCTTCTTTGAACAAATGCTTGCCTAGACGAGACATTTCTTTTTGAATAATTGTTTGGAGTTGTGTAAGCTCGCGAGCTTGTAGAGCACGTCCGCTATTGAACAATACTCTGTGATAGTTATCACTATCTTTAAAATCATCTCTGTAAGTAGATGAAAAAATTTCTGATGTAAACGTCTGAGCCATACTAGTCTTCCATTAGAGTTGGATAATAATTTTGATATCTTCTGTCTGGTCAGCAGATCTTTGAATTGCTGCTCTATTATCTATATACATTACTTCACCGGAGCTGAAGTCAACATCGCCGTTCACATATGCATAAGAATCTGCATCAACCCCAGCTGTCTCGAGTACACCGACTCCGTTACCATCATTTTCAGATATTGTTTCGCCTTCAATAAACTTACCAAATTGTGTGTCCGAATCTTGAATATACCAAACAGTGTCAGAATCTGCTTTTACAACATATGCTTTAGCCAGAGATGATGTACCCTCAAGGGTTTTATCAGCTGAGAAGCTTGAAGTAATATTAGAAAATTCCATTCTACGTAATGCATTACCAGTGACACCAGCATATAGAGCATCTGAATCGGGGATTTCAATATTCTTCACTAAAAGAACCTGTCTGAAATCATTATTAATAACCCAGTTTGATCCTTCAGCACCATCAGGTTTTGCTGTAAACATAATTGCAGTTGCTTTGAGATCGTCTCTAGGATCAGACCCAAACCCTTTTGCAGGACCAATGATAGGTCTAGCAGTTGCGCCTGTTCCATTACCTCCAGTAATTTCTACATGAGCATATGAGTAGTTAGATCCATGAGCTTTTAAACCGTCCGAATCTTTTACATCAATTACAGTAACAGCACCACCACTGATTCTTGCGGTAGCTTTTGCTTCTGTACCATTACCCACAATAGAAACTGTTGGAATAGTTGTATAACCAGATCCTCCTGAAGTTACTTGATATCCTACAACCTCTCCAGGAGAGGCAGCATTCTGAATACCAACTTGTTCCACATGGTCGGCTGGGTCATCAGAGTCAAATGCTCCAAATTTAGTAACTGGCATAAAGTTAGCAGATAAGAATTGTGATGCTCTCAAAGCACCAACAGAGTATAAGAATTTCCAAACATAACCATCAGCAGTTTCAAATGCTGTTGTTAATGTACCAGTGGGCTTGACTGTAGATGTAACTGATTGTCCTGTTGCAGTTTTACCAGCTTCTAAACAAACGTAAATGTTGTTTTCATCTGTGATCACATAGAAACTATTTGTTGGATGTCCTACAGTGTTGTCGTTGTACCCTTGATAGATGGCTCCTAACGACCATGAATATCTTGGAATAACAAAAGAATTTGCTTCTACGTTTTTTACAGAGATCATGTTATATTGCGCATCACGCAATGTTCTGATATTGTTAAGAGGAGTAGGAGCGGTGTCATCGCTATCCCAGTCGATGGGTCTGCCAACAGCAACGTAGTAACTATTTGCTGAATCTGCAATATCTCCTTGAAGGTTTAGAAGAATCTCTTTTTTAAATCTATCTGTAATAATCGCTGGCATGTTGTATCTCTTATGCTGTTATATAGTATAGTGCGTCAGTATCGCTTGATGTGTACAGTTTAGGTGTCATTAGCATCCACCCATCTGTATTATCAACCCATACGCAGTTTACTATACCGTATTGTTTTACTGTAAAGCTGGTACCGTTAAAGAATGTTGCAGGAGTCACGGTAACAGCTCCTGGAGCTCTATTCACAAATGTTTTTGTTTCCCCAACAAAAGAACCGTCCGCCAATGTAGCAGTGCTAGCAGTACCCAGATTGAAAATAGACATGGGTCGTTGTAAACTTATTGCTTGCGCATTGGCGTTTACTGTTTCTGTTCTGTATCTGATACCAGTTTGTATATGTACCAACCCAGCATTCTTGCCTGAAAGTCCTATACCAATGTCTGTATCTGTACCGTGTCCGGCAAGTTGAGGAATGCCCGAAGCCGCAGCGTTTGATATTTGTATGTGATTCACAGCATTTGCTGAAGGTGTAATTTCTAAAAACTCTGAGCCATTTACATCGCTAATGTGTCCAGTAATGACAGGGTTAGTAAAGGTAGGAGTTGTAAATGTTTTATTGGTAAGTGTTTGAGTGTGATCTTTAAATACAAGCTCATCATCACCAGTTAGTAAAGGTAATGTAATAGTCCTATCAGCTGCTAACTCGCTTACAGCAACAATATATTGATGATCAGCGCTGGTATCATTAATCTGGGGGGTAGTTAATACAGGTGATGTTATTGTTTTGTTTGTAAGTGTTTGAACCGCTTCGTTCAGCGTAACTGTTCCGGTAGCAGCTGGGAGAGTGATTGTGTGTGCAGAAGATCCTTCGGTAAATCCTAAAACCGTATCATGAACCAAACCAGCATAGTTTACCCCAGCATCTGACAAAGATACCTTTTGAGTAATCTGAGCACTATCACCACCTAGTAGAGTATAAAGCTCTACAAAGTTATCGTTGATTTTACCTGCTGCAATACGTAGAGTATCGCCAGTACCATCGTTGGCTGTAGTGCCTCTATTGATATTTTGTCTTGCCATTGCTAAATCCGTATCTGTGGTTAGTTATATTTATAAGTGTTTTTAAGCTGAATCAGAATCATACCAGGTATATTTGACTTCATCCATAGTATCAAATATTGATCGATCCTGACTGAATCTTCCGACATGACCATCGACACCAGCTGAATCTTCATCCATTGTTGGTGAGTTCGTACCCATAAATTCAGCAATTGAGTCATAGTTTTGGTCAATCTGATCAAGTGGAATATCTTGATATGTTTTAACAGCGCTTGGGAGATCAATTCTAACTTTACCGTATGTTCCTCTACCATCCGAATCAACTTCGCCAGTAAGATCTGTAACAGCCAAAGGAATACCTAGAGTGGCTTCACCTTGAACAACAGGGTCAATACGTGCTTTAATAAAGTCTGGCATTGTATCAAAGGCAAAACCACCTGTTGTTTCAATAAGAACTTCACCCCCAAAGTACATACCAGCTGGGTGTACAAACAGTTTATATGCTTCTCTCCATTGCTCAACAGGGATACCCGCTTTGATTAAAATAGTATATACTTGATATAGTTTATCATCAGTAAGAAACTTTTGTGACTCAGGACCAATTCTAGAATCGTCAACACCAACTAAAAACCTATCTTCTTTAGTATATCTTACTTCTGGTGTAATTCCAAAGAAAGCTCTGAAGAACTGTTGAATACTATACAGTGTACCTTTTGATCTATAAAGAGTGTTTGAATACTTTGCAGCAGCTCTTTTATTAGTAAATCCTTCAAAGTATGATTGTCCAAGTAGTAATTCATCTTCAATGAATGATAGTAGAGTTAGATCAGTTGAAGATATATCCCTTGAAAGAAATACATCATGGATTAGTCTACCAGGCGATTGATCAGAGTCTTCAAACTGATTATAATATTGAAGTAGTTTAAGTAGTTTGGGATATTCGGTTTTAAAATAATCAGGCAACACTTGTTCGACCTGATGATTATCAGTACATGTATAATCTCTCCGAAAATTATCTCTTAGTGTATAATCTCTTGCCATGTCTTACTACTATATTGAAGTTACGGTTACGGCGGAAGCAAATGATGGATCTTCATCAAACTGTAGAATGTCTTGTCGTACAGGAGCAATTGCACTTTGGTTAGCTGGAAGCACACTAATTTTAATATAGTTTACACCCCCAATAATACTGTTAGGTTGCCAACCAACCAGACTTAATTTACCAGCCGCGGCGTCATAACTTCCTACATTATCTACAACAACAGTAAGACCATCAATAGTTACAATTTGTAATTTGTTACTACTTAGCTTGTTTCTAATTTTACACGCTCGCCCGCCAATGTTAAAGGAAGTACTGTCAACAATAAAGTTTTTATCATCTGGAGCAGATATCGCTGTTGGATACCTCAAAGTAAAATCATTTTGTGCATCTAGTCTAGGAGTTACTCTCTGTTGCATCTTAACTTCCATACGAGATGAAAGTACAGCTGGGGAGACATCATCTATCAATGTTAGCAGATTTGATCTTCTATATGCTTGGCCAAACTTACCAGTATTAGTTGTAAAGTAATCTCTGATCACGGTGTTAACTGAATCTGTAATACTGTTCAACGAGAGAGTTGTCAGCTTGGGGTTAAATTGGAAGAATGTGTTTGTTT